ATCATTCTCGTAGCTATCAGCGCGATGAGGATACCCAATACTAGTTGCAGGGCTCGACGTCCTTATTCCGAATTCCTGTGCCTTGATTTTGAGCATTGTCTCATAACCTGCTTTTGCGGATGCGTTGTCAACGCTCAGCCAATCTTGCTTGAAGTCCGGTCTTGACAATTGCATGATTATAAACCTAATACACGCAATCACCGCAGAACCAACCGTGCCAGCGTCTACGTGGTATTGAATGGTCTCGTCCTCAAGGAAATGCCCAGCGTCGTCAGTATCACCGATATGAAATCGAACCAAGCTCACGTCGTCAGCTAAATTCTCATCAAAGCTAAACGTCATCTCATCCAGCCTTCATCGTATACGTAGCAGCCAGCGTTCCAGTAGGCGTTCCATCGTTATTCGAGCCACCTTGTGTGAATTTGATATATTCCACGCCTCTTATATCAACAGTGATGTAATGGCTTTTTGTAGCAGTGGCAGTGTATTGATTAGCAGTAGCGGTCTTTGTTCCAGCAGCAGCCGACCATGTAATATCCTGGTAAGCTGTACCCGCAGCGCTATTCAGGAAATGAACTTGTATCAATAAGCCGGTCTCGTCGCCTTTGGTGTAATCAAAAAACAGCGTTATGTAATCGTATCCACTGCAATGGATAATATCCCCAATAGTAGTTTGTGTTGTCTTTGCAATAACGGTCGCAGCCTGCAATGTTCCCGAAGCAACTCTTGTCATAATCATTACTCCATAGAGGGAGCCGAAGCCCCCTCTCTATTGGTTATCAGGTTACCATCTCAACTGCAACGCCAGATGTATCAGCGCCGGTAACATCATTCATGTTACCCATAAGAACACCACGATCATTGGCATCCCACTTAGCAGCGCCATAAGCGATACAATCTTTTAAGAATATTCTAGCCGGTCTATTGGCAGCGATTGCAGGTATTGCAAATCCAGCAGTCATCTCGTAATTCTCTTTGTTCGTATTGGTGAATAAGCAATTATCAAAGATAGTATAGCGATCGAATCCAGTTCCGTCGGCGATCTCTACCCATATAGCGCCAGCATTGCCAGCGTACATTGACACATGACAATTTTTGAATATATTTCTTGAAGCTGCGCCATCAAATAGGATACCAGCCATACCGGTTGCGGCAGCAATAGTATCTACTCCAATAGTGCAATTTACAAACGTATTTTCTTCAGCGCCATCTAATTTCAACGATGCGCCACCATTCACAGCTTGCGTCGCATGACCACCTCCAGCAAAATGTACATTCTCGAAGTAGTTGCGTCCACCAGTAACGCTAACATTAATCAGCGATGTGGCGTCTGCAACGCCTTGAAATATATACAAATTTTTGAAGATACAGCCAGTCGCGCTTATGGTTATAAAAGGCGATGCCCCTGTTAGCGTAGATAATTGGAATATCCTTGCCCTTTGCGCAACCATTGTTGGGGCGGCAATACCGATCAAATGGGTATAATTTTTGTCCCATTCTAAAGCAGCGCTCAACGTCATACCGCTAGAACCAGCGATGTAAAACACCGTATCGTGTTGATTAGCAACGCATTTGCTTTCAGCAGCCGCTAATCCAGCCAGCGCGGTACTAGGCGATAATCCATCGTTGCTATCAGAGCCGTTAGCAGGGTCAACATAGTAGTATTTAGCGTTCGCCGAGAATGGAATGCCAGCCATTACAGGCAATCCGCCGAGATGAAACAACATATCTTGGTGGGTAGTCATATCATTCTCCTTAGCTTACTTCGTGACCATAAATAAAGTGTGCGTCATCCCATCCAAAACTGTACCGCATGTATCCGCGATATTTGGCAACTAAATTGTAATCACTCGCTGGGTCTAATGCGATCTCAGGCATTACACGCCAGAACCACAGTAAATGCGTATTTGCCATTTGCTTATTGAGCATGAACCAGTTATTAGCATCGCTCAGATAAGGGTCAACTACAACCTGCAATCCCTGTGCATTCAAGAAATTAGCGTCGTTGTCAGCAGTTCCAGGTTTTGCCAACGCATTAGTGATCTCGTATGCAGTCGCTTGTAATGCAGTAGGAACGTAAAGCGTATCATACACAACCGGTAGAGGATTACTGCGATCATCATCCAAATCTTGTCCGGCAATCAAAGTCGCTACCACAGCATCGTAAGATAGAGCAGTAGAACCCGCATTACTCCAAACATTAGCATCAACCGAATTTAGCGGATGCGAAGCAGAGCATAACGCGACAGCATCGCCGCCAACATAGCTGGCAGAGAACGCATTATTCAACACGCTTGACATGTGCGTTGCAACGGTAGCGCCGAACGCAAATCCTAAAGTCTGCGCCTTGCGTCTGATTAAGCCTTTCTTGTCATCGTCCCACAATTTGCGCTCAATCGCTACGCCTTTGGCGTACTCTCTGTGCGTAAACGTTGTCTCATACAAGCTATTGAAACTATCGTATTCGATTGCTCCAGGTGCGCCCTCTTCATCAGCCGAGTTATATTCTGATACCAGGTCAAACGCTCCAATTCCCTGTGAATATTCCACAGATGAACTAGATGTCTCAGTACCGAAAAAAGGCATTAGTGGGGATTGTACCGATCTCAACTTCAAATACCATTCTCGCCGTACAATCGGCAGTACAAAGCGAGGCCATTCTAAACTATTCATTGGTGTACCCATAATTCATTCTCCTTATGCACTAGGTCCGAGGTCGTATTCTGTAACAACGCAATCAACTTCAGTACCAGCAGAGTTGTTTACCCGATATACAGACAAAAACCCGCCGGTTGTATCGCCAACATCTAACCGCTGATCTGAATCGATGTCTTGTGATTTACTGGCAAAACCAGTTAAGCCCGAAGAGTCTGCATCAGCGGTGCCACGAATTACCATTCCAGGGGCTATCAAAGCAACTCGTATTGGGTCTGCCGCTGTAGCAGCCGCGCTCGTTGCCTCAGCCGCCAAGCCAATCATTGTTCCAGTACCATCAGTGCAAGTGTCCAGTTGTCCACTGGTCATAAATAGCAACGTGCCGACCTTAGTTTCTAGGTCAGTTGTTGCCTCCATTGTAATTATTTTGGGGACTCGATCTCCCCATAAATCATAGACGAACTTCCATGTATAAGCTGGTGCCGCCATAATCAATCTCCTTATTTATCTTTATATTTGGCGTATTCCTCAGGCGATAAACCAAAGGACTTCGCCATCTCAACTTCATCAGGTGTAAGATCAACTCCCTGTGGAGCGCCTCCACCAACTTTGCCTGCGCCGATGTCCTGCGGTGATGGTTTGACTAACAGGCTTCTATTCTTAGACAACCAGTTTAGTTTTTGCTGCGTTGTAAGCTCATCCGGTATCAGGTCTCTCATCGCCTCCGGTATCTCAGCGATCTGCGCTGCTAATACCGAAACCAATGTCGCCTCGTAGGTATCTACCGTCTCGGCTTTAGGTCTCAACTCTGCCAACTCAGTAGCGCGCTGTTCTGCTAATTCTTTGTAGCGTCCTTGCTCCTTTAGCTGCGCTTCCAGTTGCGATTGACGCTCTTTCTCTAGCGATTCTAATTGGCTTTGCAAATCCTTATTAGCCTTCAGCAATTCGTTAAATTTGCTTCTTGGAATATAATTATTGCTGTCCTTCTTGTCATCACTATCTGCGTCAGTAGAATCAATATCATTACTAACCAAATCCTGATCGTCTTTGTCAGTCATCTCATATTCTCCTATTACGATTTTTACAACCAACGGGTTGAGGGGGTTTATTAATCATACCGCCATCCCTATTACGAATTTTACAACCAACGGGTTGAGGTGTTACGGTACGCATATTAATCATATTAATCATATCATACTTTTTATTATTAATCAATAGCAGCATTCTTCAATGCCTTCTCGATAATCTGCCTTCCGAATACATCATCTTCGTGTTCTCCAACGAATCCAGCAAGTGGCGTTCCATCCTTGTATGCCTTCCACTTGCCAGGCGACTTCATAAAACTCATTTGCGCTTTTTGTCTGCTCTCTGGCAGCGATGCAAACCATTCCTCACCACTTTGCCATTTTACGAATTGCCTATTCCCTGGCGTACTGTCAGCCTGCATCATACTAGGATATTGATTGGCACCAGGTACCTGGTAAAATTCCGTGCAACGTCCCCTGTAATGATCGTCAACTCTCTCACCCGGCTTTAGTGGCGTTCCATGCAACGCAAGACACGCCAAACACGTTCGATTATCCAAGCTGGCAATCCGAATCTTACCAGTAATATATTTACCGTTTATTTGCTCCATCGCAAGGCTCGTGTCCCTGTAAGCTGTTAGCTGCAACGTGCGCATTAGCGTTTCGCTTGCGTGTACTGGCATATTCTCAATGATCTGCCGCATGTGCCTTGCTACCACTGTTGGATTAGCGCCCTTCTCAATATCATGCAGGATCGTATCCCTAGCAAGGTCGGCGTATCCCTTGCCGTACTTGTCCAGCTTTGCTATCCATGCTGGCGTGTCCACATAATTCTTGACTTGGTCTATTGTGTTGACCGTATTCCATGCAACGCCACGCTCAGCCAGGATTTGATTATATTGTCCCATTGCAGCAGGCGTTATTGGATTACCACCAGCCGCCATGATACGCTGCGATAATGTCAAGAAAACCTTAGCAGTTACGCTAATGATTCCAAGACTTATTCCACTCTGCTGAATATAGTTATCATTTGCAGCTATTAGTGATGACGTTGTCCCCATCAGGTTCTCGTATTCGCGAATGGTTTGGTCAAGCGTTGCATTATCCACCGTCATACGCTCTTCCTTGTCCTTCAATCGCTCCGCTTCGTCATCTAACTTCGCCAATTGCCGCTGCGCTTGCCCACCAGGATTAGTAGACAAGGTCTTTATCTGGTCAAGCATATCGCCAGCCGTTTGGTTGAACGCCTTGTCTAGCGCTTCATTTGCGTATTCAGTAATAGTTTGCATTACACAACCGCCGGCACGTTACCAGCCGCTCCCGTCAACGCGTCCAGGTACATAGACTGTGCATTTTGTGCCTTGTCGCCTTCTTCGTCAATTTGCGATTGCGACAACCCAAGTACAGCGCCAATCTGCTGTCTGATAAAATCATCATCGAATAATCCTGGCGCGCGCTCCCGAATATCCAGGATTGAACTAATCACTTCCTGCGCATTGATTATCTCAGCCGACTTCCAATTCACGTCAACGTTATCCACTATTGGAGCAACACCAAGATTATTATAATTATACGTGTTCTGCATTTGCGCAGTCAATTTGATAAGGTCTTGCACCGCGCCAATATTTTCATTTTGGAACCGGCTAACCTTACCAATCAATCCAATCTCCAGCTGCTTCAAGGCTTCACCGCTCAAATTGCCAGTCGTTGTAATTCCGTATATTGGCGTTTGCGATGTTTGACTAATATGCTTGGTTATCTCAGCAAGTTGATTAGTGTATTGGCTTATATCCGTTGCGCTCAACTCGCCGACCTTCACCGCCTTCAGGAATTCAATCTGTTCTGACGTTAAGTCTGATATTGTATTACCGGACTCGTCTTGCAACACCATATTAATTACTGCACCTGGCGTGATACCCTCTTTGTCGAGTTCCATCCCAATTGCCCAAGCGATCTTGAACGCGCTAAACTCAGATGACATTACCATGCTATGCAACGTCCGATTTATCACGTCCTGCAGTGGCAACACAACACGGATCTCACTCTCTCCGTATCGCGTATAGTTGTCGGTTAGATTAGCAATATGCACAATCGGTATTCTACCTAACCGCCATGCAATCTGCGCTGCATCCGGCTCCACATCCCCACCATTCACAGAACCACGCCAATACGTTATTCTATCCGGCTGATATACAACCAGCTTCATCATGATTGTAGACGCCGGATCGTCTTGTGCTAGGTCATTCGCTTCCGATTCACTCCACATTTTGCAAGCCCACAGTGGCTGGTCTTGCATTGGCGAATAGATTGACACAATTCCGCTGAACCCGTCATAAGCAGGCTCTGATACCCAACGAAGCGTCATCGGATCGACCATTACGTAGCTGTCTCCATCACGCACCGCAGCCCGATAATATTCGCCTTGCCTTGTATTGAATTTATTGCGCTCTAGCATCTCACCAATATAATTGTCAGTCGTCTCATCACTTGACGTAATCTCCGCAACGCGCAATCTTGATACCATCTTGTCAATTACTATCCTACAATAATTGATATTGAAATCGGTCAATGGATTGTCAGATGATAATCGTAACATCTTACGCATCTGTTCTGTCAACGCGCTGTCATGCTCGCCGCGCTCATATCGTCTATAGCGCGCCACCCTATCGCCACGCGTGGCAATTCCTGAACGCCAGGAATTCTGTCCATCAACCCTGGCGTATAGTTCCGGATCTGTCTTATATAATACGCTGCTCAATAGTTTACTATTATCTGTCATTTATCACCTCGTGTAATTCGCTATTTTAGCTGCCGATTGTCCTACTGATATTTTCTTACGATTTGCATAGTAGCGTAACGCGTCGAGCGAATGGTCAAATTCTTTTACCGGTTCGTCCCGTTCTTCTTTCCAAACATAGCTTTCAAATTCATTTATCATATTAACACAACTTGGATCTACCGTCAGCCTCGGCATCCCATCGCCCTGCACCGCAAGCAATTCTTGAATATAAGCAATACCATCTAACACTCGCCCTTTCCCGCCGCTTGCGTTCAATCCTGCTTTACGCAGCGCAGCCATAAGCCCAGCCGCAGCATCGTCAACCTTGAACATCTTGCGCTTGCCTTCATCCATCTTGACCGCCTGCGCAACAATCTCGCTATGCAGCTTGCCTGTCTTGTACCATTCCTCCATTACGTGATACCGCCCATCAAAATCGTTGTATATCTTCAGTATCACTGTTGGATTAGTGTATCCTTCATCAACCCCAAAACCATAATCAACAAACTCGCTAACTTCACGCTT